CCACTTCCATCATTATCCAAAAATATTTCTTGAGCAGAAGCTGAATCTGTATGTATATGGAAAATAGTTGCGGGAGCATCTGTTCCTATACCAACATTGCCATCGTAACGAATGCGCATTCTTTCGTCAAACTCTGTTGTTCGACCAGTAGAAAAAGCCAAACCTGCTCTGCCATATTGAGTTTCCGCAATAGAAGCAATTGTGCCACAAATATGAGGATCTGTTCCGCTTGAATCATTATTTTTAAATTTGATCGCGCCTATTGTTTCGCCGCCGGATAATGAAGTCGCAGTAGACTGAAATTGCATTGCAGCATCTCCAGTAGCTTGAATTTCAAATAGCTCTTCCGGAGCCGTTGTTCCTATGCCAACATTTCCGTCGCTAGCAATGGTCATGCGAGTCAATTCAGTAGTGTTAGCTTCTGTAATAAATTTAAAATTACCATGGGCTGCGTTGTCACGACTAACAAACTCTGCATTACCATTATTTGAACGAATATCTATAATTTTATTTGTTCCAGCGCTATCACTAATTCGTATTTGTGGATCGGCTCCCTGCACGTGAAGTGGTGCGTCAGGATCAGTAGTACCTATTCCAATTTCGTCACTGATAGTAGTGGGATAAATCTCTCCATTGGTAGCATCACGAGTCCAAAAGGAATCACCAGTAGTACCTTGAACACCCTGAATTCCTTGGATACCTTGAATTCCTTGAATGCCTTGGATACCCTGAATACCTTGAGCTCCAGTTTCACCTTGAATACCCTGAATACCTTGAGTTCCGGTGGTTCCTTGAGCACCTTGCGCCCCCGTTCCAGTAGTACCTTGAACACCCTGAACGCCTTGTCTACCCTGAATACCTTGGATGCCTTGAATACCTTGAGCTCCAGTTTCACCTTGTATGCCCTGAATACCTTGAGTTCCAGTAGTACCTTGAGCACCTTGCGCTCCAGTTCCAGTAGTACCTTGAATGCCCTGAATACCCTGAATACCCTGAATGCCTTGAGTTCCAGTGGTACCTTGAGCGCCTTGCGCCCCTGAACCTCCGCTTGTTCCGGTAGCGCCTTGAATTCCTTGAATGCCTTGAGAACCGGTACTTCCTTGAGCACCTTGAGCGCCAGCACTTCCTACTTGAGTAAAAACTTTATTGTTACTATCAATAACAAGATAGCCTGTTTCTGCTGTTTTAGCCGCTATACTTTCAACACTTAAAGTTCCAGAAACTAATAAATCTTTATTAAAAAATGCATCACCGTCATTTTCAAAAATGAACATTGGGTCCGGAGTAGAACCTTCATTGCAAAGATGCAATGCATTCCCCGGCCCATAATATTCAATTGACATGCCTGCATTATCATTATCAGTTTCACTAAACTGAATAGCTGGCCTTTCGCTAGTCTTGGATTTTAATAATAATAAATCTGTAGCTGATCCTGCTGTTCCAACTTTTTCGATTTGGACAGGAATACCAGCATCATCGAGAGTTACATATTGGCTAATAGCTAAATTATCTTGAGCTGCATTGTATACCGCAACACCACTATTAGTATCTCCATCAAATAAACCTGTGGGAAAACCTGCCCCAGTAATACCCCCTACAATATCACCTGATGTAAATCTAAGAATATCACCAAAAGGAGAAACAGAATCAGGGCTAACAGTACGAACAGAAAATTCATAATCTGCGTAATCATGAACAGGGTAAACAAAATGAGGCTCATATTCAGGAATAATCATTCCTGAGTAATTAGTTGCCACCAGAACACCAGTAAGTTCACCCATAACGATACCTCCGGTGCCAGCTTCAGGACCGCTCACAGGCCCACTTGGACCGCTTGCACTATAGTTAATAGACCCTGTTAATTCATCTAAATAACTACCTGAATAAACATAACCTGATATCAACCCTCCGCTTGGCAAAATTTCATATTTTTGAGATCCAGTATTGAATTCGCCTCCCCAAAATACTCGTGACTTTACAGTATTGCCCGCAGCAATCGCTACCTCGTAAACAGTGCCTTGTCCGGTTAAAAATCCCGGTCTTAAATTATCATAAGGATTTAAAATTAGCGTATGGTCTAACCATTGTAAACCAGTAGTTTCATATGACGAAAAAATTGGAACAGCATCGGCCCCACTATAAGCATAATCTTGTAACGTAGTATTAACATCAAAAAATCTTTTATCAAGACGCCCTGTTCCTGTACCATGAATAAATCTCTGTACTCCTCTTACCTCCGGAACATCTACTTGCACAAAATCACTTTTATCAAAAAGATTGCCACTCTCTATTACTTTAAGTTGGTAATAATGATCGGCGCTAGATAGATCTTTAGAAAATTTTCCTACTACTTGAGTAGTGATACTTTTGTTTACTGTATCTCTAGCAGCTACTACACGGCCTTCAAATCCACTAGTGTCTATATTATACTGAAGAGGATCAATGGTAAATGGTTTGACCGACGAAGGATAGTAATACGCTTCTCCAGATCCAAAAGTATCTTTTAATACTGCGCCATAATAATAACCTGAATCCGTAGGTGGATCAATTGTAAAATTTAAACTTTGATTCTGGTATGCAGTTAAATCATATCGATAATAAAATTCGGGCTGAGCAAAACCTGAAATATCTTTAATTCTAAAATCTTCTTGGGTCGAAGCATATATCTCAGCACAAACTAAACCTGAAGTTTTAGTAGCGCCTAAATTTAAAGAAATTTCTTCGCCAATAGCAACATTACATCCTGTAACATCGGGAGCTTTATTATTTAAAAAATAAATTCCCGTGTTTTTTCTACCATAATAATCTGTTGCAATAACCTCAACTTGAAACCTTCTGTAATTAGGAGATGCGTCTAAAGGGTCGTTGGTAGGTTCTTGGTCATAAGTAGAAAACCATGTAGACAATAAATCTCGAGATAATTCAATCTCGGGCACTTTGCCGTCACCAGTAAAAATCGAATTAATTAGTTCGCCTGTTTCGGTACGAACATTAACTTCAAATCCCTCAAATGCACTTAAAGAAGCTATCTCGTCTGATGCAAATACACTATCATCTGCCGGATTTACTAAATGCCATTTAATTTGAGGGGTTTCAGTAAAAAATTCGCCACTGGCTACCCTTATAGAAGGATCAATGCCGTTGCCACTACTAAATAAGGGTAATTGAGCATTATAATTAAAAGGCTCCGTATTAGGCATGAACTCTGATTCATTAGCCACATAGAACCCTGAAACTTTTAAGGCCGCACCATAATTGGGCGGCTCTAAATTAACGAATTGTTTAAATTTTGGCATTTTTAATCACTTAACCCTGCATTTATCCTCTTAGATGGATCATATCTATAAATTTCAAAAGTCATATTGCTTCCATCTTTTTCATCTCCTATCAGTACAGTTGCCGAAGTATTATCGTACCCCTCTAAACTAAAACGCACTTTTTCGCCAGAAGCCTTGTACACTTCAACAACATAACCTCCTGTATTAGTAGAATTTACACCATTACTGAGAGCTAAAGCACTAAAATCTAACTCAAGATATATATTAACAGTATTACTATTCTGTAAGGCCCCTAAACTAGAAATATTAGGAAAACGAGCGTCAAACTCCGGCAATACTAAATCTTTATTTATTTTAACAATGTTACTAGTAGGAGCAGGGCTTCCTGTCAAAGCTGAAGGCAACGAGCCCACCTCAACTTTACTAACTGTTGATTGTTGTGTTCTAGTGAGATCTTGCTGATCATCTACCGCTTGAAATTTACTGCGATTATACATCATCGCAGTTATTTGGTACTGGCTAAAATTTTGCTCTAAAGAAGATAAAACTCTATATTCTACTTCTTCAATTTTATAATTATCTGAAGTGTTTTGTGCTGACCAAATAAATCCTTTCTTAATTAAATTAAAATCGTCATCTGTAGTTTCAGATATAGTGACTACATTGGTTTCACTTACTGAAGCTATTGTAAACTGTTTTATTTGCGTTTGTCTTGTAGAATCTATTTCTTCAGTGGTCATCCCTTCTGTTGGAACTTGATTTTCGACTGCAATTTTTAGTTTAGAACTTGCCGACTTATTTAATTCTCTAATAGTAGTATTTTCTTTAGGCACAATAAAAGTTATTTTTTGCCCTACTATATTTTGTTCTATACCTTTATCTAATGTAACTGAATTTGCAGCATAGTTAATTTCTTTGATTCTACCTCCATATCTTTGAGATGTTTTAAGTTTATCTTGAATTTTTATAACATCTCCCGGCTTTAGATAACTTCCTTCTTGCCCAGTCGTAAATTGAACCGTATCGGTTTCTGTTTGGTTTGTATAAAGCATCCATTTAGCTAAACGATGAGCTTGAGCTTTTGAAGTAACGCCTAGTGCTATTACTTCTTTTTCATTAACACCAAATTCACGAATTCCGGCCGCATCCTCTACATACTCTACTTTTGACTTGAAGCTATCATCACGATCATTATAACGTACAATGGTTGTGGTGGCCCTAGAAGTAGAGGAACTGCCACTATAAATAAAAGAACCATCAGCAACATTAGCATTAGTAAAAAGCATTACTGCTTCTTTAGCTTGGTCGTTAGATGCAAAAATGTATCCTGATGACCAGTATAGCATACCTCTAAAAATAGCAGCAATATCATTTAATGCATTAAAAGCATTCTTTTTTTGATCTAAATAAATATTACAACTAAAGCGAGGCTCTAAAAGGGGTAGTCCATGAAATTGGGTTGTAGCTTTACCTTGAGTAATATCGGCATCTAAAGGCTCTCCGGCCATATAAGTTTGAACAAAGTCAGATGTACTATTTTGTTGGTTTGTTAAAAAATCAAGAAGATAAGCATAAGCGTTTTCTTCTTTACTTTTTTGTTGCTCTAAAAATGATTCCTCTATATCAGGATATTGTTCAAAAACTTCTTCTACGTCTGGCGGTTTAACTATTTCAAAAGTAAAATCTTTTGTAGAATCGTTATAACTTGAATTAAATATAAGTCGTTTGGCTGCCTTGTCCAAAGAAGTGCCACTTGCATTTTTAGTTTTATGAAAACACACTAAACCAGCTTCAGGATATCTTTGTTTTAATACTGTTTCTCCTAATAAAGTAGTGCTGTCATTTATAGTAATAATTACGCCGCCGGCTTGACATGTAAAATCTAAATCAGAATATTTTCCAGAATATCCAGTTGGAACAAACTCATCACAATATTTAGCAATACTATATAAATTCCATTTATCAATAAATTCACTTTTAAAACCATATTTACCTATTCCGTATCTTTCATTTGTAGCTAAATCATAAAAAATCCAAGCAGGATTATCTGTCCACTTTTTTGTGGCAGCAAAATTGCCATCCCAATTTCCTCTGTATTGACGTGTTTGATTATTATAGTTATTTGGGACAAGCACTTTGGTCATTTTAACATCGTATCTGCGATTAGGAGGTTGAGAAAATGCACGCGCATCAAAAATCATTCCCATTAAAGCACTGTAAGGATAAGTTAGGTTCTGTTCTACAATTTCACTAATAGTCTCAACTGTTAAATTTTTTTGTAATTTTACATTTCGTGCGCTTAATTCGCCATCTATACGAAAAATCTTAACGAATCTGTCTCGTCGATTTTCCTCTAAAGCCGGAGGAAGGTAAACATTATGACTTCTAGTATAACCACTTGTCGAAATTCCAAAAATTCCCCCAGCATAATAAACAACCGAACCTCCTTCATCTATAGTAAGCTCATCATCTACATAACCCGTTTTGATTATAAAATTTACTGCTACAGGAGACTGATCTCCATCACTATGATTATATACTAACCCTCCTACAGATAAATTTATTTGAACCCAATCTACGCTATCATTGCTAACTGTATGATTAGCATGCACAACTTGATTAGCTTCTGCGCCCCTTATATTATTAACTGAGTCTATGTCAGCTACTACTGACACAAAATTCTTCCGAAAAGAATGCCCATAGCTGTCAGCCCATACAGTAGATAAGTTAAATTCTTTTCCATCATCATCTACAATAAGAAAATTACCTCCATATTTAGATCTCTCAGAAAATTTTTCATGCTCGGCCAGTCCGGGCAACTGAGTTCCTAAGTTAACAGTTTGAATAGCGTTAGAAAAAGAAAATGCAGGATTTTCAAATTTAGTTAATGCTCGCTGATTCTCTAATCCTACTCGAAAATCTGCAAAAGTACGATTGTAATTTAAAGTACCGGAAACTGTATTTTTTACAGGGACATCATTCAAATAAACTCCTTTAAATCCATCTTCATTTTTAGTAGAATCAGAAGTAATTCGTATTGTATTGCCCGCACTGTCACATAAACCTTCTATTTCCCCTTCGCACAAAACATCTACCGTTTGATACAGCGAGACAGATTCCAAAGGGCCTTCTTGCTGAGTCGCATTTGGACATACTTTTTTAAAAGTAATATTTTGTCTATCCGGTGGAGCCTCTGGTGCTATATAACCAATAGAATAGGTGTTCATAACTAATTTTTTAGGGTTTACGGCGTCACAGGCCCAATATTGTGAGTTATTGTTCGATCGTAAGGATCTTTTCTTTCGTTAGATATCTGAATTACTCCATCATTAGTAGGATTAATTTTAGAATTGGGGTCATTGATAGCTCTAGCAATTGCGTAGAGACCTTGCCCTCCTCGAGCTTCATCATACAAAGCCCTATCAACATTAGACAAATTAACAGATACTACTCGACTACCTATTTGCATGCGTCCGTAGCCTACAGGAACAACGACCCCTTGTTTTGTGATATTTTCTGCCTGACCAAACATAAATGAACTTGTTTGGGCTGCGTCAGGATCATCGGGAGCCATTAACTTAGAAATTAATAAATTTAGACCGAAGGCCAAAGCTGCACTTAAAACAGTGCCTACAATAAAAGTAGCTATTTTTCCTCCAATTGTAGCTGCTGTAGCTATTGTCGCACCCGCCGCAACAGTCATCTTAAAGCCCATGGCCCCCACAATCGCCGCCGTAGCACTTGCTATAAATGCCCCCATTAATACAGGTATAATCAAAACAGATTTATTACGCACATCTATATTGCACGCTACATCAGGATCGATCTCCTTATTGTTTACAAAAACCGCAAATCGTCTTCTGCCATTTTTAGCTAAATAGCTTCTAAATTTGCCTGTATTAGCCTCGATAGCGCTTAAAACTTCCCTTAAATTCCTAGTTTTAAAAGAAAAGTTAGCGCCAACGATTTCTCCTAGTCGACCTGCTAAAGAAACGGTAGTCATTCTCTATTATTATACACATTTAAAGTGAAAAATAAATCGACTTCTTGTTTTTTGGAGAATAAAATGAAAAATTTTTTTCTATATTGGAGTATATTAAAAACGGCTTACCTAACTCTATGGCCATCTCGATGTCAGCCCCGCTAGGCTTGGCCCCTCCTAAACAATGAGAATGAAAGAAGAATTTTATTTCATTGTAAAATAAAACATACTCCGAAGGATCAACTATAAATGTTTCTTGGGGATTTTTTGATAAATTTTTAAAAAAATATAATTTATCTTTAGTGGCCGCTCCACAAATTTCAAAATCGCAGCAATTAGCTATTTTAGAGATGCTTTTTAAAAAAAAACTATTAATATCTATATCTGTCAATTGATGGAAATCCTCCGAATGGTAAACCGGGAGCATATACTCCATGCTCTAAATAGCGACATTTGCAAGCATTCAGGGTTTTGGCGCACATGTCTGCTCTCCATGAGGCTTGAGCGTAACGAGGATCTTCAGATGTTGCTACCTCCTGAATACATACGAAAAACTGATCAGGTCTGCTTTCTAAATTTTCCTGAGTGTCTGTTACTTCTTTTTTGGCAAGATTCTCTATTTTCGATATTATTCTTACGACATCTCCTGCAACATACTTGGTAGACCCTGCTACGCCATCACCTAAAGCACTACTTAATACTCCTGAAACTGAGGTATCCCCAGATTCAGCGGCAGTGTCAAGCTTTAAAGTTATATCACCAGTAAATACGATAGTTCGATCTTTTTCTATATCTCCAGTTAATGCATCTATCGAAACTGTTTGAGCCACCGTTCCTGTTTCATCATCTACTACCGTGCCACTTAATACGCCAGAAACAGAAGTAGCACTTGCAGAAGCAGCACTAGTTAGTGTAAATTTAGCCCCATTAGAAAAAGTAATAACTTTTTCATTAGCTATAGCAACAGGAAGAGCATCAACAGTCATCGAGGTTGCCCCATCTGCATAACCAGAGCCATTATTAATTTTTACGCTAGATAACGTGGCAGCACCATCTGTTGTGACGCTTACGCTATCTTTTATATAATCACCGCACCATACTAACGTTAAATTATATCCTGTTGGAGTTGTAAACTTTTTATTATTTTCATCTGCAATAGGTATCCCTAAATTAACTTGATTATCATTAGCGAAAAATTGAGCCGAGGAAACCACACTACCATCTCCCATAATTACATTTTGATTTGAAAAATTACTTCTTTGCCCATAGCGACATCCATTTCCCCTGTATTGCCATGGACAATAATCAGCAATCATTACTCGAGCAGGAACTTGCACATCCTCTAATTCTAGTGGTGATATAAGCTCCCATTCTACAAAGTATTTATTTTCTGTAACTTTTCTATTTATAGTAAAAATGTCATCATCAAATCTTGAAGCAGGATCAGGAACTCCAAAGGGATTAAAATTGTTTGGAAAATTTTCATGATCTAAAAATTTCATGAAAATTCTTTTACGTATAATAGTATTACCAATTAAATCAGACCTTCTTTTTATAGCATCAGTTATAACTCCTTGAGGATTGGCCATAATTAATTTAGGTCTTGGCAGCGAACCGTCGCCTTTTGTTTCCCACCCATCGGTCTCAATAGGCATTGGAAAATAAGTTTGAAGTTCTCCTTGCGAATCTCTTAATACAATATCATTTTCATTGTTTTTGCCCGGATGAAAACGGTAAAGCCCATCTTGTTCGCCTAAATCAATTTCATATAATTCGATCAGCGTATCAGGCTCTAAATCAAGTAAAGATGCGTTGTGTGCTTGTGTAGACATATTATTTTACCATTGCGGCCCCTCATTGAAACCGGCAAAACCATTTTTAAGAGATAGAGTATTTCTTTTCGATTGTATAGGATATAAAGTGCCACTAGTGCTAGCAGGAACATCTGCAGACAAAGTGCCCCGAATCGCAACGTTACTACCTGACTGAGGGGCATCATGAGTAAACTTAAATACAGCTCCGTTTGAAAAAATAATTTTTCTTCCAGCAAATATATATTCTGGAGTTGAAGTTAGGTACATTATCATATCTTGCGCATTTGCCTTGTAAAGCGCTGCAAAAGAAGTGACAGTATAGTATCGCACTGCGGGAACTCTTAATTTTTGATTAGCTATATAAGAAAAAAGAGCAGCCCTTTCGTCGGGCAATAAACTTTTCTTAAACACTGCAATATCACTAATTCCTCCGTACCACCCCGCATAAATAAGATGACCGTTAGCAGCATTTAATCCACTATTTTTCCCGATTATAGGTTCACCAAGCCATTTAAACCTTTGTAAACCGGGCAAAACTTGAGAGTACACTTTATTTAAATCATTGTAAATTTCGTAAGTGATACCCCCCGAATGCCTTGAAGCAGAAATGCTGTACATCCATGCTCTATTAGGGCTCTTACCATTTGTAAAATCCGAAAAATATGTAACCTTATTATTTAGCAAGCCAGTGTTTTCAGATATCATATTTTTTTCTTGATCTGTATAATAAAGCAACGCCGATGG